TCAGTCCGAGGTGTGCCCAGTTTTTACCCTCAATAATATGGGATACAGTACTCCTATCAACTTTGAAAAACTGTGCAATTGACTTCTGTTTCTCACCCTCGTCAAATCTTCTGAATATCTCACGAACGTCAGCTTCGGTCAGAGTTGTAGGCCCTTTAGGTAGACCCCTAGCCGCCCGGGAGCTTAGAAACTCCTTTCTGCCTCTTGACTTTCTCTCTCTGACTAGTGGGTGTTGGTTACCCCCACCGCCCCCGCCTCCTGATAAGTTGTACCCAGTTGGTACAATAGTGTTTAGCTCTCTAATCCAATGTACCTCTTTCTTGTCCAGATCAATTTGGGAGTAACCTAAGTCCAATATTGTCAAGTCGAATGAGCCAACTCCGTACTTGGTTACAGCCCTTTTCAATATTTTACACCCTGAACTTGCTAAGCAGTGCTGTCTCCACCGCTCTCTTAGGCCAATAGTGGTTTGTCCGACATAATTCTTACCTGTTACTCGATTGTGTACCTGGTAAATTAGTCCAATGGGTTCTTTCGTCACTTAGATCCACCCACATCAATAGTCTATTGGTGGAAACCCTTTTAGGTGCCAAAGGATCGATTTGAGGTAGCTCGGCGGCGATACAACCTTCGAGATTTGGCTATCAAGTACTTGGGTGGTGCATGTGTTATTTGTGGTTACAGCACATGCAATTCAGCCCTCGAGATGCATCATCTTGACCCAAGAAGGAAAGAGTTCACTATTTCCCAAAGGATAACCAGACTTGAGGTTATTATACCTGAGTTGGAAAAATGTGTACTCTTGTGCTCTAATCACCACCGGGAAGTTCATGAAGGGCTACACCCTCGGTACCTGACCCTTGATGATCCGTCTGAAGTGGACTTTAGCCACCCTGATGATGGATTCAGCTACGAGGAGGACATCACCTTTGAGGCTGTTCTGGATGATGCCGTGAAGTCTCTCAATACAGAGATCCCTGGGCACGGCCCCCGGCGAAGGTTCAGGCACTGATCTATTTATCACCTTGACGGGGTATGAACAAGCTAGCCACCGCCGAAGAGGTTCAGGCAGAGATCAAGACCATCTGGGCCATGACCGAAGAGCCAGAACCCTCGAGGGAGAAGCTAGCGGCGGCGCTGAGTGAGTTGGCAGGTCGTGTTGTTCAGGGATCTCTTGAGAGGGAGACCATTGAAGAGGGTCGTGGGTCTCTTGCTCGAATCTGGCAAAAGATCGTGGACATCGATCTCTCATTGGAGGGTCTCCCTGACATGTTCCGAGGGTCAATGGAATCGAGCCCTAAGTTAACTGAACTAAGAGAGATACTTAGGAAGGCTGAACCATCAGTGGTTGATCTAAAACAGGTGGTAAATAGGGCTCAGCATGTACTCCGTAAGTGGCAGCAGGAGATATAATACCATCTCAAGGGCCTAATTACAGAATTTTCAGGTAGTTGGTTGAGATCTGATCTAGTTACACGTAATCTTAGACAGGTTACGTGTAATGATTAGAATGAAAGGATATCGGGGAATCGAGTACTTCCGAGGAGATCGGAACTCCTTCATTCGTACCAAGTACCCACACAAATGGGAGGTTTGGTGGAAAGGAGACTACTTTGAGGTAGTTCGTACTAGGAAGCTTGCACGGGAGTGCCTCCGGGAGATGCATCGTGGCGAAAAAGAGATGAAAGCCGAGGATGAGGCTCTCTATGAATCTGCCATGAAGGCTATGAAGAAGCTGATCGGATCCTACTTACTGGTTGGCCGGTTATGTGAGAGGGTTGAGAACACGGGAAGCCCCGCTTACTTGGTACAAGAAAACATGCAGAGATTAAAGGTTGCTCAAGATGAAGCAGCTGAGATACTAGGAGCTGTCACCAAGTTTCTTAGACATGCCGGTGACTTCTTGGTGTAGGGTAGCCTACCATGGATCTGACACGGGCTATAATAAAGGCATACCTAACTGCTCAACAACGTGGGTGGGATACCATCTACCTTTTGGTGGACGCTCACGACACTCTGTGCGGATCTAATTACAAGGACACGGAGGAAGCCTTTTTTCCTAATGCCCTGGAGGCCCTTCGGAAAATCAGTGACTTCCCTGAGGTGTTCCTAGTTCTTTGGACTTCTTGCTACCCCAAGGATGGTCAGCGATATCTCGAACGACTTGCGGCCGAAGGGGTTCACTTCAAGGCCATTAACGAGACACCGGTGGGGAATACCAAGACTGGTGATTTCACGCTCAAACCCTACTTTTCCGTTGTGATTGACGATAAGGCTGGTTTCGATCCAGCTACCTGGGATGAGGTATACCGTAGCTTCTATCGAGCCCATATCTTGTGCCCACTGAGACCAAAATGAACTTCGATTGGCAAGACTACTTCAATGCAGGTGGTGAGCATTCTTGGATGCCCAAGCGCACCATTTTCGTGACTTTGCACGGGTCACATGCTTATGGAACCAACACTCCTGAGAGTGACTTGGATATCCGTGCAATTACTATTGCCCCTAAGCCTTACTACACTGGGATCCTGAGGGGTTTCGAGCATGAAGTGCTCAAGAATCCAGACCTAGTGATCTTCGAGATCAAGAAGGCTATGTACTTGGCCTCCGAGTGCAACCCTAATACGTTGGAGATCCTCTTCACCAACCCTGAGCAGCATTTGTTTGTGAGTCCTATAGGCCAAACGTTGCTTGACCACAAGATGATGTTCCTCAGCAGAAGGGTTAGGGAGACATTTCAAGGATATGCTGTTGAGCAAATGCGTAGAATCATTAGGCATAGAGGTTGGGTTCTTAACCCCCCTACCCATGAACCAACTCGTGAGGAGTTTGGGTTAGCCCCTAAACCAGTTCATCCAGCTAAGAACCAGATTGATGCCGCTATGGCTATGGTTAATAAGAGAATTGATCAATGGAATTGGCACAAGCTCGAATACCTACCCCCGAGTATGAGACAAGCTATCCGTGAAGAGTTCTACCGCCGTCTGGTGGAGGTAACTTCGTGGTCTGATCTTGAGGTTGATGATAAGGTTTGGAGGGCGGCTGCTAACAGTTTAGGCCTAACCACTAACTTCATTCAGGTTCTTGAGTTAGAGAAGAAGTACGCATCAAAACTTTCCGATTGGAGTAAGTTCCAGAAGTGGAAGAGGGAGCGTAATCCAGAGCGAGCAGCTATGGAGGCTAAGTCAGGTTACGATCTTAAACACGGGATGCATCTAGTCAGGCTCTCAAGATCGTGTAGAGATACACTCGTTACCGGAACTCTAACTGTTAAGCGTTCAGATGCTGCAGAGCTCCTTGAGATTCGGAATGGCTCTTGGAAGTTTGAAGATCTCGTTGAATGGTTCAGGATTCAAAATGAGGAGCTCAATCTACTAGAGAAGATCTCGCCGCTGCCACCTGAACCTGATATTCAAGCTATTGACAACCTGTGTCAAGAGTTGGTTGAGCAGTCGTGGGGGAGCCCTTCACGACTAGGTGACTGACCACCTCTTTGCATAGTTCTATGAATCTAGCTTGATTCAAGTCAAGCTTCATTCTATTGAGATCCTTGTGAACCCATTGAACATTTCCCTCGATATACCCTTTTGAGTTGTCCTTTCGGTCAAGTGAAGCTTCACCCCCACCATGTGGCAGAGTATTCAATCCAATAGGAACTCCGCTAAGTGCGCACTTACCAGATTGCGATTGATAGAGACCCCATAGATATTCCATACTAACCATAAATTCCAGATCTCGAAGCTTGGCTCCTCTTTTTGTTCTAGTATAATAACTCTTGGATAACTCACCCACACCTTCCCAACCTCCGCGTGGTGAACATCCGCAATTGTTGGTTTTATTTACACCGAGTAATGAGGGTCTGATTCTGATCACTTTCCCGCAATCACACTTACAGATAGCCTTTCTTCTATGGCCCTCTGATTCATAACCTATGACTACGAGTTTGTCGGATCGGTACCCAACTTCATATAGCCTATGGCTAGTACTTAAGCACTTTGGACAGAGGAGTCCTTCGCCTCTCCATAAGTAGATGTCAATAGTTTCATATAATTCCCCACAAGAGCACCTACACCCAACCTTCTGTCGTAACCTCCCGGACATAAGAACTTCTTCAAGTAAACTCTCGACTATAGACTCACCAAAAGTTGCCCCGACTTTGACAGAAGAGAGTTGCTTCCTTCTCTGTCTAGTCTTTTCAGACATTGGCTGTCCCTTTCTCCACTTTCCGCACTCCGATCTCTTGCATGTGGATGATGTTTTTTGTTTGGTTTCATCGCTTACCATAGAGAGTCCTGGGAACTTTTTCGAGAATTCCTTGGGAGAGAGTCCGTGAATCAGCCTTAGGTGGGTTGTCAGGGCTTTGAATTGAGACTTACAGAGTGGGCAGGTTATCATAACCAGTATAGGTGTATAAGTGGTTTGTTCACTCAAGTATCCACTAATGGTCTTACGGATCTTGTACACCAATCCCTAGATAATTCTTTGGTAGCTCATCAGTAGGGTGGATCCTCTCATTCAATCTGTCGCCAGGCGGTACGCGGCGACTATCACCAAGGGTACCCTTGAGAAGTGGAAGAAAGATCTTCGCTTGATGACGAAGATCTACCGTTCACTCAATATTGACATCCCTTGGGATGCAGAACCCGAAGAGAAATCTAAAGCTACTGAGAGCATAGCTGAAGCGGCTAAGTTGTTCAGGACTTTTCGGGACAACTTCTCCGATTGGGTCTACAAGGTAGTGCTCCCAAAGGCGGAAAAAGGTAAGGAAACCCCACTCGAGAAGGATATCAGAAAGAGTACCTGGGACTTTCGTTATACGTTAGACAATTCATTTCTATTCCCAACTATTGGAGTTGATAGAGTCTTCAACTTCAGTAAGATCCGAGATGAACAAGACAAGAATGTCAAACGATACCAGGTAGCAGCTTTGAAAGCTTTCAAGGATCTTGACCTGTACTTGGAGCTTAGGGGTGGATCGCTCAATAGATTTGAGCCCGTTGATCATCTTGAGATAGGTGGAGTTCAGGTCATCATAGAAAATTGGGGCCGTCAGGTAGAAAGTGGTCAGACCGAGGAAGAGTTCCACAATGCGATGAACCAACTTCGCAGTAGGCTCACTCGGATCAAAGCAGCTGGATTCCCAAATGCTGTCAGGGGTCTCACCATCGTAGTCAACTTCGACCAGAAGGAGTGGGACACCAGCGGTAGATACTCACCTTCTGAAGATAAGCTCACTTTATACCCCCTAGCTCTTGCGGGTAGTGATACAGGGCAGGGTACTCTTACCCACGAATGTGGGCATCGATTCTACTTCAAGGAACTTCCGGGACAAGCCCGAGGTGAGTGGGACGAAGTCCTAACCTCCCGAGGAGTCAAGATCACTCTTGATGACATCGATAGATTTTTCAAAGCAGTCAATCCGAAAATTGATCCAGACAACATACTTACAATGATAGACGATGAGGATCGTCTGAAAGCCGCTTTACCTGTTGCAAAGGACAAGTTTGATGAGGTTAAATTCAAGGAATTAGCCTTAGTGTACCCAACTCCACTCCGTTCTGGACGTTCTGGACCTATATACGATCCAGATGATTACTTGCAGAGGCTAAAGGAATTCAAAGAAGGCGAGTTAGTTCAACTTGAAGAGATAAGCGACTATGGGGATACTGAGCCAGTAGAGGCTTTTGCTGAGGCCTTCCGTATTTGGGTACTCAAGGGGCCCAATGCATTAGGGGTGTGGTCTCGAGAGTTCTTCCGTAAGATAGCTCGAGAGGGCGGGGCCAAGATAGCCTCTGAAGAAATCTCGAGTTCTTGGACTCCAGAGGGCTACTTCATCCCAGGTCCTAATCAACACTACAAGGTAACCTGCAAGGTTTGTGGTACGGTTACCCAGCAGTGTCGATGTACTAGTCCAAACCGTCTAAGTGTATTGACTATTTGCAACAAGTGTAAGGAGATAGACCCAATCGTTGCCTCAGTATCTCGCCGATATGCTATGTCTATTGGTAATGTCCCAGAGATAATTCGTGAATGGGGCACACTCATAGAGCGCTACGAGACTTTGGAATATGAGCTCCCACATGTGTTGAAGGCTCGAGAGTACTTGAATCAACACGAGGGTGATCCATACGAGGGTAAGAAACAAGAGTTGTCTCGTTACTTCAGTAGTAAGAGATATGACTACGAGTTGTTCCCAAAGTCTTCACTCAGGTCCTTACAGAGGATAGAGGTTCAAGCTTTATTCTTAGGGCTTCTACAACAGTATGACCTTCCGGTTGAGGTAAGAAAGAAAGTTGAGGCTTGTTCTAGATTTTATGAGAAGACTAGGTTTGCCTCTCCTAAGAACTTTGAGGCTGGGGTTGTAGCTTTCCA